GCGCGTAACGGCTGGACGCCGGTGTGCCCGGTCACCACCAAGGTGCCCCGGGTCGACCAGCTCAATGAATCCGACTTCAACTTCATCACGCGGCTGGCCAAGCAGTACGACTGCACGGCCAAGGTGGCGGACGGCAAGTTGTTGGTGTTGCCGCGACAGGCCGGGCAGAGCGCGAGCGGTAAGGCCCTGGGCACGGTCACCGTTCACCGCCGCGACGTGAGCCGCTACCAGTTCCGCTTCGGCGACAAGAGCACGCACAAGGCTGTGCAGACCAAGCATCAGGACAAGAAGAGCGGAAAGCTGAAGGTGGTCGACCTGGCCAACGATGAGTCGCCCGATGGCCTGCCGCCGGTGCACACCGACCGGCATATCTACCCGAACAAGTCCGCCGCCGAGCAGGCGGCCAAGGCGCGCTTGGCGGCGTTCAACCGCAGCACCGCCGGCGTGCGCCTGGAAATGCTCGGGCGTACCGATCTGTTTGCCGAACGCATGATCAACGCCCAAGGCTTCAAGGTCGGTCTCGACGGCGAGTATCTGGTGGAGTCGGTGGAGCAGACGTTCACCCAGTCGGGCTGGAGCACCACCGTCGAGTGTAACGGCGGCAAGAAGGGCAAGGCCAAGGCCGCCGGCAAGAAGAAAAAGAAAGAGACCAAGCCGCTCAGGGTTGAGCAGCTTTAACCCCACATCACTGGAGACGTACGTATGACCATTACCGCGCAGCAGTTGCTGCAGATCCTCCCCAACGCCGGCCAGAAAGCCGGCGTTTTTGTTCCTGCGCTCAACGCCGCTATGGGCAAGTACGCCATCGTCACCCGGCTGCGTATCGCGGCCTTCATCGCCCAGATCGGCCACGAGTCGGGCCAGTTGCAGTGGGTACGCGAGCTGGGCGGCGACCAGTACTTGAGCAAGTACGACACCGGGACCTTGGCCAAGCGCCTGGGCAACACCCCCGAAGCGGATGGCGACGGCCAGAAGTACCGGGGCAGGGGGCTAATTCAGGTCACCGGTCGCGCGAATTATGCGGCGTGCAGCGAGGCGCTGTTTGGTGATGCGCGCTTGCTCAACACCCCGGAGCTGCTCGAGCACCCGGTGTATGCCGCGCTGTCGGCTGGGTGGTTCTGGCAGCGAGCGGGGCTGAACACCCTAGCCGACCAGGGGGACTTTCTTACCATCACCCGCCGCATCAACGGCGGCACCAATGGCTTGTCCGACCGCGAGGCGCTGTATGAGCGGGCGCTGAAGGTGCTGCCGTGAACGCGCTGGGCACACGCGGACTGATCGCCGCCCTGGTCCTGGGGCTTGCCCTCGGCGCCTGGGCTGCTTGGGCCTGGCAAGCCAACCGCTACGGCCAACAACTGGCCGCCCAGTCCGAGGCTAACCAGCGTGAACGCGAGCGGGCGGCGGTGGCGGTGATCGATTGGCAGGACCGCCAGCAGGTTGAGCGCCGAGCGCTGGAGGATCGCCTGCAGGTGAATGACGAAACCCACTACAAGGAATTGCGAAATGCTCAAACCGATCAGGCTCGCCTGCGTGACCGGCTGGCTACTGCTGATGTGCGGCTGTCAGTCCTACTCGCCGCCCCGGGTGGTGGCGGTGGGCTGCCAGCCGCCACCGGCGCCGGCGGCGTGGATCATGCAGAAGCGCGAGCCGAACTTGACCCGGCGGTTGCTCAACGAATTGTCGCCATCGCCGGCGACGGTGACCAAGGACTGATCGCCCTGGCGGCATGCCAGGACTACGTCAAAGAAGTGATTGTCCCGAAGTAAAAGAAGCGGCCGGCCTGGATGCGTCAACATCCCGGCCGGCCGCTGTCCCCGCAGATTGTCCCTGCAAGTCCAGCCAAGGCTTCTGCTTCGTGCACAAAGCGAAGCGAGCCTAGCACCTGTTTATCCATACAGTAAAGGTCTTGCTTTTTATGTCCTCTCCCATCATCCCTTGGATGGGCGGCAAACGCCGCCTGGCCGACCGCCTCATTCCTCTCTTCCCACCCCACGAATGCTACGTCGAGGTATTTGCCGGCGGTGCCGCGCTGTACTTCATGCGGCCTCAGGCTGCTCCTGTTGAAGTGTTGAACGACATCAACGGCGACCTGGTGACGCTGTACCGCGTCGTGCAGAACCACCTTGAAGAGTTTGTGCGCCAGTTCAAATGGGCGCTCAGCTCGCGCCAGGTGTTCGAGTGGCAGAAGATGACCCGGCCCGAAACCCTCACCGACATCCAGCGCGCCGCCCGATTCTTCTACCTGCAGCACCATGCTTTCGCCGGCAAGATCACTAGCCAATCATTTGGGACAGCGACGACAGCACCTGCCATCAACCTTTTGCGGATTGAGGAAAACCTATCTGCCGCTTGGCAGCGCTTGTCCGGTACCTACGTCGAAAACCTATCCTGGCTTGAATGCGCCGAACGCTACGACCGTGCCCATACCTTTCACTACATGGACCCACCTTACTGGCAGACTGCCGGTTATGGCGTGGATTTTCCGTTCGAGAACTACGAGCGAATGGCGGACTTCATGCGACGCTGCAAGGGCAAGGTAATGGTCAGCATCAACGACCACCCGGACATCCGTCGGGTTTTCGACGGGTTTCACTTCGAAACCGTAAGTATCCGGTACAGCACTACCAACCAACGCCAAACGATGGCTGACAAAACCGGAGAGCTGATTGTCATGAACTGGAAACCTGATGCCTTGGGCGGGCTTTTCTGATCTTGAGTTTTTATGCGTTGGCTAAGATTTGATTATTTCCCAAATCTTGCGAAGCGCTACTAGTAGGTTGGTGATTGCGATACCCAAATCAAGCCATTTCATATCGTGTTCTCGGTATGTCAGATAGTGTGATTTTAGTCGTGACTACTTTCCAGTTGCTAGTTTCTAGACGGATTGGTATCACGGCTTGTACGGAAAAATCACTGCTTTTTATGTTGGCTGTAGGCGGGAGGGGAGCCTTCCGCTTTTTAGTTTCTATAGCGCACGGTTAAGCATGCATAAGTACTGTTTCCTTTGGAGTTTGTCTATGTCATGTAGGGTTGTGTTTCTTGTTATTTAGATTAGGGGTGATGCTTGATGGGCGTCAATAGCCTTCGTCGATTTTTTATCTTGTGGCTATCGTTTCAATATTCTTTGGATATCCATTTCACGCCGCGCCGATTTATCAGGGCCTGAGTTGACTCTAGTTAGGGCCTCTTAAGGCCCGGTTTTATTGGGTGCTGGTGAGGTTGGGTTTTTTGAAAAATATAAAATGGTGCGAATAACCTCGCGGGAGGTTGAGATGTAATGCGATTAATTTACTGGTGTTAAAGTCACAAAGGCACAAAGGCACAAAGGCGCAAAGGCGCAAAGACGCAAAGACGCAAAGACGCAAAGACGCAAAGGTACAAAGGTACAAAGGTACAAAGGTACAAAAGTACAAAAGTACAAAAGTACAAAGGTTATAAAGGTACAAGGTGTTGGTGTAAGAGCGAATTAACGAATTAACGGATTAACGGATTAACGAATTAACGAATTAACGAATTAACGAATTAACGAATCAACGGATCAACGGATCAACGCTAATGCGTATTAGCGGTCGGGCGGTAAATGTACTCATCTCACCGATATCGACGGCGAGATGCTAAGGGAGGGTGGAAAAAACGCGTGGAGGCCATGGCCGACAGTGCCTAAGTTTGGTTTTCTCCGTTGGATTCATCGGGCTCTATCAGCTCTGGCCCTTGGTTTTTAACATTGCCAACGGCCTTTCGGACTGGATACCACTCAAACTCTTCAGTGGGTTGGCACAGGTTTTTGGCTATTTCCTCGGCACGCTCCGGCGATAGCTCTGGGTCGAGCCACTCGTTCGCGAGCTCAGGTGTCAGTACAAGCGGCCGGCGGTCGTGGATATCGACCATCCCTGAATCACTCGCCGCGGTGATGATCACAAAGCCATCCCCTTCGTGCGGTTCCAGCCCGGGGTGAACTTGGGCCAGGGCGCCGAAGAACATGGGCCGCCCGCTCTTCAGTCGGATGAAGTAGGGCTGCTTCTTCTTGGGGTCATCAGGATCCTTTACCCACTCATACCACCCTTCACTGGGCACGATCGCACGGCCTTTCGGCCAGAGCTGTTTGAAGAACTTGCCGGTGGTAACGGTCTCAACCCGGGCATTGATCGGGTCGGGCCGCTTTCCCTTCGCCCAAAAGGGCGCCCATCCCCAATGGACTGCATCTATGTGTAGTCCGTCCTCTTGGCCGTGCAGCACTTGCACGCGCGTCGAAGGTGCGATGTTGAACCGGTTTATCGGTTGAGCGTCGTAGCCGCTGAACAGCTTGAGCTGCGGGCTCAGCTCTTCCATGTAGACTGCCATCCCCTCGTATTGCACGAAGCGTCCGCACATCGCTGCCTCCACATGTCGGAAGTACTGAACGGCCTGGCGTGGCCGTTTTCAATACTGTAGACCCCGACCGGTGCGCATCGTCATGAAAATCGACATCCAAAAAATCAACGAGCTTGAAGCGTGGTACGCGCTGTTCAACGACCCTGAGTTTTTAGCCGGCACCCCTGAAGATCGTTACGACGCCAGGTTGGCCCTTGCTGATGACCTGGTGGCGCGGGGCGTTATCGACAATTGGGAGTGGAAAGAGCTGATGGAAGAGGCCGACGCTGGATACGCTGACGAGCTCGGCTGATATCAATCCGCCTGTCAGATAAATCCTACGTGGAAATTGACCGCAAGCCGTTCTCACAGTTAACTGTACATTCGTACAGTATTGAGCGACTGCGTCATGAGCTTTTCAATTTTAGGCCCTATCGCCGAGGGCGGCCGGAAGCTGCCGCTGTGCCTCTTCCAGGTCCCTGCCGGGTTTCCATCGCCGGCGGCTGACCACATCGAGGCGCATATCTCATTGGATGAGGTTCTAAATATCCGTGCTCCCCATGTGTACCTGGTGTCGATCACCGGTGACAGCATGCAGGGTGTAGGAATCTATGAAGGGGACCTGGCCGTGGTCGACCGCTCGATTGAGCCGGCTCACGGGCATGTCGTCGTTGCGTTGCTGAACAATGATCCCGTCTGCAAGCGTCTATGCAAGCGTGGCAAGGAAGTAGTTCTGCTGTCCGAGAACCCTAAATACCCGGCCCGGTATTTCCTGGAAGGTGACGAGCTCTCTATATGGGGTGTGATTACCAGCACAGTGCGCAGTCATGTCTAAAGCCCCGCCTGTTTTTGCCCTGATTGACTGCAACAGCTTCTATGCCAGTTGCGAGCGGGTCTTCCGGCCGGACCTGGCCAAGGTCCCCATCGTGGTGCTTTCGAACAATGACGGCTGTGTCATCGCCCGCAGCTACGACGCCAAGCCCTTTATCAAGATGGGCGAGCCGTATTTTCAGATCAAACAGAAACTTAGTCAGCACGGCATCATCCCGTTCTCCTCGAACTACGCGCTTTACGGCGACATGAGCGAGCGGGTGATGACTCTGATTGAGTCGGTGGTGCCGGCAGTCGAGGTCTATAGCATTGATGAGGCCTTCGCTGACCTTACGGGGATCGATGACCTGGACGGGCTCGGGCGGCAGATCCGGGCCCAGGTGCTGCGCTGCACCGGCATCCCGGTTGGCGTCGGTATTGCTCACACCAAGACCCTTGCCAAGCTGGCTAACCACACAGCGAAGCGCCTGCAGGCTCAAACCGGTGGCGTCGTGAACATCTGCGACCAGGTCAAGCGCGACTGGGTATTGCGCAACACCGATGTGTCAGAGGTCTGGGGCGTCGGCCGGCGAATGAAAGCGCACTTGGACGCCATGGGCATCAAGACCGCGATGGACCTAGCCAAGGCCGACCCTTGGACGCTGCGCAAGAACTTCAGTGTGGTGATCGAGAAGACGGCCCGGGAGCTGGCCGGCACGCCGTGCCTGGAGCTAGACGAGCCCGACCCGCCGAAACAGGAGATCTGCTGCAGCCGGATGTTCGGCAAGCGTCTCAAGGAGTTGGCACCGATCAAAGAGGCCGTGGCCACCTACATGATGCGTGCCTCGGAAAAGCTCCGCGCCCAGAACTCGTTGTGCAAAAAGATCCGCGTCAGCATCCGCACCGGTATGTTCAATCCGGAGGAGGCCAAGTACGCCAATGGCGTGATAGTGGACCTGCCATACCCGACCGACGATGTCCGGTTGCTGACCAAGGCCGCGGTTGACGCCGTCGATCGTGTGTTCAGGCACGGCTTCAACTACAGCAAAGCAGAAGTGATGCTGCTGAACCTGTGCCAGCCTGGCGAGTACACCGACGATCTCTTCGCCATATCTCAGCCAGCCGAAGCCACCAAGGTGATGGCGGTCCTTGATCAGATCAATAGCCGGTGGGGTAGGGGAACGCTGCGATCAGCCAGCGTCCCAACCAACCCGGACTGGGGAATGCGTCGGGAGATGATGAGCCAAAGCTACACCACGAAGCTTGATCAGTTGTGGAAGGTTTCATGTCGGTAACGTAGTAACTAGACATGCTGAACACCGCTTATCTTCGAAAGGCCCAACACCTAAGCTTGGTGTTTGGGCCTTTTTTAGTGGATACGGTGACCACGTCCCCCTACACTGGGCCACCGGTACCGGTCGTACTGGTTAGCGTATAAGCAGCGCTTAACTTTAAGGGATCGGGGCATGCCAGGCATCAGCGTATTAACGATTAGCGATCAGCCCGGTTTACCGAGCGCAAGAGTCCAAACAGCCTGGCTTTTGAGGTTGAACTCAGTATATAAATCAAGCGACTGGGCTTCTGGTGTTCGCGCCTACCATAATGCAATCGGCTACACGCAGGCCCTGCGGGACGCTGAACTCATTACGAATGATACAGAGTTGGCCATGACAGCCTCTCTGGCCGAAGTATGGCAGACCGCTTCGGACCGCTTTAGTGGAAATACGGGGGCGAAAGACGGATGAGTGACGTGTTCCCACATAACGGGGATCAGCCTGCTGGATTTGATTCGCACCGATTTGGCTGATCACTTGGCACGCCTCGGACGCGTTATCCTCGCCACCCGGGTTTGCAGTTGCCGAACAGGTTGTTGGCTAGGGAGGCGGGGTCGTGGGGCAAAAATGGGGCAATCTGTACGCCAATCAATGCCATTTAATGCCAAGCAGCGTGATTTCATACTCTGTAGAAAAAGCCCTACAGCCCTTGTTATTCGGAGGGTGTAGGGCTTTTTGCGTCAATACCCGAGCACAATCGGTGTGTGGGTAGACCTAGTTTCATGCTAGATCAGCCAGTGCCGATGGCAGCAATCGGCCAACAGCAGTCATTCTATTTCTACGCAAACAGGGGCGATATAAGGCGGCCGTTAGCTTATGGCTGTGTCACTACGCCGGTAGCTTGATTGAGAGCTACGCTAATGCTTAGTGAGACCCGGACCATCCCAGTCAGCAGTGGCGCACGAACATGATTTTCTCTTTCTTGATGGCGTTGGTATTAGCATTCTTGATTGGCTGGATTTCGCAACGCATGGGTATGTGTCTTGTCAAAGCGAGCGAACAATTGCTGGCTGGTCGCCCGACGTTATTTGTGGCGCTGATATCGTGTGGGTTGTTCGGGTTGATGCTGGCTCCGGTCTATCGTTTCTCTGAGGTCAGCCTGCCACTGTATTCGCCTGGTATTTCCTATCCATTAATGGTTGCGGGAGGCTTGTTGTTCGGAGTGGCATCGGTGCTGAACAACGGTTGCAGCGTAGGCACGCTGACCAAGTTTGCATGTGGCAATATCAATAAACTGTTCACGATTATCGGCTGGGTACTGGGGATCGTGCTCTGGTATTACATGCGCATGATGCCCGAACAGAAGACCATTCTGATGCCGGAAATTTCTAGCCGCCATTACTGGTTGTTGATCGGTGTGGTGGCGTTAGTGCTGATATTTTTGGTTGGCATACATGGTAATAAATACCTGGTGCTCTCGAGTATGCTGCTCGGTGCGTTGACGAGTGCGCTCTATACGTTTGAGCCGTTATGGACACCTAGTGTGTTCTTTTACAACGTTTCGCAGATGTTCTGGCAAGCCGATATGGCGATCAGCGCCCGGCGTATTGCGGTGTTTGTTATGTTGCTGGCGGGCATGCTGAGTTTTACCCTGTACAGGAAAACGTTCTGTTTTGAGGCCTTTACGCCATCAAAGGCTGTGGTTCATTTGTTGGCGGGTATTTTTATGGGGATTGGGGCTTCGATGATTCTCGGCGGCAACGATTCGCAAATTCTGTTGGTGTTTCCAGCACTGGGTGTTGCCTCAAGCATTCCGCTGGTGTCGATTGCCACGGGCATTCTGGTTTCATTGTGGTGGAAAAAGCGGGGTACGAGCTGAATTCGTCAAAACCAACCGCTTGATGCTATCCACTGGAATTTGGGCATTTCAAAGGGCATTCAAGTCCGTCTCTTTGGAGAACCTGAGGGTTGACGCATTAAAAATCGACAAGAACTTTGTTGATACTGAATCGTCCCTGAGTTCCTAGACACATAGAAGAGCTATATACGGACTCGTCCTCATTGCAAGCCTCTTTGAATTAGCACAGTCGAATTAACAGTTTAGGCCAAAAGCGAACCCTCGCTCCTGCCTAGGACACTGACTCTGCACCTCTGATACGGCGATTTGTGACTTCTCTAATGGGCTCGAGAGTTATCACGAATAATTTAACTTTACGTGAAGATTTGGCGATCTATCGACTCCCATACTAGGCTCCAATGATCAACCGAAGGGAGCAGGACATGTCGCAGCTATCTGCCTCACCCGCTGACAGTAGCCATCCTCGCTGGTTACGACTGACCCATTGGCTGAACGCCCTGGCCGTACTGATCATGGTCACCAGCGGTTGGCGTATCTATAACGCCTCGCCGATTTATGACTTCAGCTTTCCCAAATCGATCACGCTGGGCGGCTGGCTCGGCGGCGCACTGCAATGGCATTTCGCGGCCATGTGGTTCCTGGCGATCAACGGTCTGATCTACCTAGCCATCAACCTGTTCAGCGGCCGTCTCAAGCGCCGTTTCTTTCCGGTGTCGCCCAAAGGTGTTTTGCATGACCTATGGTCAGCCCTGCGGGGAAAATTGGGGCATGCCGACCTGAGCCATTACAACCAGGTGCAACGGGTGGCGTACCTGTTCGTGATGGTCGACATCACGCTGCTCGTGCTCTCAGGGCTGGTGCTGTGGAAGTCGGTGCAGTTTCCGCTGCTGCGGGAATTGTTGTTCGGCTACGAGGGCGCGCGGCGTGTGCACTTCTTCTCAATGGTACTGCTGATCGCGTTTGTGGCGGTGCACCTGGTGATGGTCGCGCTGGTGCCTAAAACACTGCTGGCGATGATCGCCGGCCGCAAGGAGCGGGTATGAAAAAGCGCATCGTAAGCCCCAGGCTGGATGAGTCATCAATCCTGAC